CAGAAAACAGAAGATCGTCTTGAAACGCTTAGGGTTAGGTCTGCTGAGCACGACATGAACAACGTGCGGATGGAAGCACTGGCGAGAACGCTTGATGCAATGCAGAAAGATATCAAGACTTTGACAAAGAAGTAATGGGGGGGGGCACATGCCAAGAAGATTTTTTAGATTCTACAATAGTGATGACCCTATGAGTCAATGGGGCCATGCGATGTTCAAAGAATCATCTAGCCCGCATGAAGCCCTAGAAAACATTGGGCATTATGGGAAAAATGCTTTTGAATTGGAAACAGGCAAAGGTATTTTCCCAGAAGCAGAGTCCCTAAAAAAGGACATACTTAAACAGCTCGCGTACGACTATAAAAAGGGGATGTTGCCATTAAGTTTAGAAAACCAAGTTTCTGAGGGGATGAAAGGTAGGGATTTTATTGACCAGTTCAACCCTGATGATATTGTTGATTCTGCGGCTGCCTATGATGATGACGATATATTCCCTTGGTTTTATGAAAAAGTTGTAGAGCCAAAGGGAATTTCTGGTGTAATTACAAATGATGGTGCTATTAGTTGGGAACCAGATACAATCAAAAAAATAGCATCACGAGAAAGCATATACGATGATTTACCAGAAGGTATAAGCTCTATTCTTGCTTACTTGCTTGGAGGTGTTGGTGCTAGTTCTGTATTGTCGTCTTCAGAGGCACAAGCCGCCCAGTCTTCTATAGGGGAACATGATAATAGTTCCATGGCTAACTCTTTGGGTATAGGTGCTCGATCTGTGCTAGAGGGACTTACAAGCCTTCCAGATATAGTCGCAAATCCCATAGCAAACATGGTAAATTACTCTTTGGGAGGTGATTCAAATTACTTCAGGTCGTCTGGGTCTGGGTTAGCAGATTTTTTAGGCCTTCCAAAAGCTGAAACTCCTAGTGAAAAGATGCGTAGCGGGATTATCGAGGGGGTTTCTGGCGGTGTGGGTGCCGTTCCTGCTGCTGGTCTGGCGCGAGCTGCTCAAGCTGCACCAAATCTTGTGAGGTCTCTTTCTCGGTATGGGGCTGGTGATGCTGCTACTGATGCCCTTTTGGGAATACTTTTTACGGAGAGATAGATATGCCAACTGGTGAACATTTAAGGCCGCCGAATGCGGAACAAGCGCGTGAACGCGGACGCAAGGGCGGGATCGCTTCTGTGGCTTCTAGACGTGCAAAAAAGACGTTTAAAGAGGCGCTGGTGTTGCTCCTTGATGCAAAGCTCAAGGGGCAGGAAATAACTGGAAGAGAGGCCATTTCTGTGGCTCTTTTCGAGAAAGCCATGTCTGGTGACGTGAAGGCCTTTCAAGAGCTGCGGGATACGATTGGCGAGAAGCCGAAGGACTCTGTCTATGTTGACGCAGTTGTCGATACTGTGGCGACAAAAGAACAGCGTGACGCTGCGGTTGCGGCTGCGATGATGAGGTAGAGACATGTTATGTTAGACATTGACCCACTCCTTGCCGCACACTCCCTGTTTCGCTCATACGTTGCGTTGCAGTATCCGCGTTACGTCTTTGGGCGTCATCACCTGCTGATTTGTGATGCACTGGAACGTGTGGAGCGTGGGGAGTGCAAGCGGCTCATGATCTTCATGCCGCCTCGTCATGGTAAGTCCATGCTGGTATCGGAGTTCTTCCCGGCTTGGTATTTGGGGCGTAACCCTGAGAATAGCGTGATTGCCTCGTCTTATGCGCTTGAGCTTGCCGAAGACTTTGGGCGAAAGGTGCGGAATCAGATGCGTGATCCGCTGTGGCACTCTGTTTTCCCACAGGCTTCTTTGGATCTTTCTTCCGCAAGCTCTACCAAAATCAGCACGGTGCAGGGTGGCAACTACTATGCCGTTGGTGTTGGCGGGGCAACGACAGGGCGTGGAGCACACTTGCTGCTCATCGACGATCCCGTGAAGGGCCGTGAAGATGCGGACTCGGAGACGATGCGGCGTAAGGCAAAGGATTGGTATCGGTCTGTTGCATATACGCGCCTTATGAAGGGCGGGGCCGTAATCATGGTGCTGACGCGATGGCATGAAGACGATCTTGCGGGGTGGGCCTTGGAGGAACAGGCACACGAAGGATGGGAAGTGCTATCCCTGCCTGCTCTTGCCGAAGATAGGGACGTGATGGGGCGCAAGCCTGGTGACGCCTTGTGGCCTGAGTTTTTCCCCGTTGAGAGGCTTGAGACGATACGCCAGACTGTGGGGCCACGAGAATGGACGTCACTCTATCAGCAAAGACCCGCACCGGAAGAAGGCGCGTACTTCCAAAGGGGTTGGTTCAAGTATTATGACAAACTCCCTGAACGTTTGCGCTACTATGGTGCCAGTGACTACGCAGTAACGGCAGACGGCGGTGACTATACAGTGCACGTCGTTGCCGGCGTTTCTGAGAGCGAGGACCTGTACATCGTTGATATGTGGAGAGAGCAGACGGACGCATTGGAATGGGTTGATGCCCTCATGGGGATGTTCCGGCAGTACAAGCCGCAGATTTGGGGCGAAGAAGGCGGCGTTATCCTCAAGAGCCTTGACCCAATCATCAAGAAGCGCATCAGTGAAGAGCGGCTTTACGGGACATATCGCAAGCCATTCTCTTCCACTTCTGACAAGCCCACGCGGGCAAGGTCGCTTCAGGGGCGCATCCAGATGGGCAAAGTGCTTTTCCCCCATCCGGGCACAAAGCCGTGGGTTTCGGATATGATCGGTGAGTTTTTGACGTTCCCGCAGGGCAAGCACGACGATATGGTTGATGCTTGCTCTTTGCTGTGTAGGATGCTTGACACGATGAGCGCACCGGCTGAGATAAAACCAGAGCCATCGCTTGCCGAACGTGTACAGCGTATGGCAGAATACAAGCCGACGTTCAACGATCTTTTGAAGGAATCTCAACGGCAAAGGGAAAGTAACACATGGTAGAATCAAAGAAATACATCGAGCGCATCAAAGACTCGCTTGTGCGTGAAAAGGGCTGGCGCATGGACGTACAGCTCACGCTCAAGAGGTATCGTCTGCGTGGAGAAATGACAGGGCAGAGTAGCGGTAAGGGGCGGTTCAACATTCTGTGGTCGAACACGGAAGTTTTGCGACAGGCTATCTATCAGCAGACGCCGCGTCCTGACGTACGGCAGAGATGGGAACAGCGTGACGCCATTGCTCTTGCTGTTGCCGAACTACTGGACAGAGGCCTGACGTACCAGCTTGACATGCCGGAATTCACGCCTTTTGCATCTCGTGCCGTGCTCGACTACCTGCTCACAGGTCGGGCTGTTATGCGTGTCCGGTATGACCCTACGATTATCGACGATTCCGGCATTGAGCAGGTGCAGGATGAACGGTTGCGCTTCGAAAACGTAGCGTGGGATGAGTTTGTTCATGGCCCTGCAAAGACATGGGAACGTGTGGAGTGGATCGCATTCAAGCACGTTGTCGAAAAGGACGAGGTGAAGAGCCTTTTCCCGGACTTTGACGCATCAAAGCTTGAGTACAGCGGACAGGTGGCAGGATCTCAGGATGAGGTCGTGTCTGGAGATGATCGCGACTTTCAGGCCGAAGCGACAAAGAAGAAGACCACAACTCTCTGGGAAGTCTGGGACAAGAAGCATCGGTGTGTGACGTGGGTGAGTGAAGAACTTCCGGAAGCCATTCAACAGACACCGCCACCTCTCGACCTTGAAGGATTCTTCCCCATCTCTCGCCCGTTGCTTGCCATTGAAGACCCTGACAGCCTTGTGCCCCAGCCGCTCTACATGCAGTACCGGGAACAGGCGCAGGAGCTGGACGCTGTTTCTGAGCGCATCCACAGCATGATCAAGGCGATCAAGTGGCGCGGCCTGTATGATGCTGCTCTTGGTATCGACATCGCTAGGCTGATGTCTGAAGGCGAAGACGGTACGCTTGTCCCTACAGACAACGCGGCGCAATATCTTGAGCGTGGCGGCGTCCAGAACGCCATTTTCCTCATGCCCATTGGCGAAGCCATTGCGACGATCAAACAGCTCTACGAAGAGCGTGAACTGACAAAGCAGACGATCTACGAAATCACGGGTATTTCTGACGTTCTGCGTGGGCAAACGAACGCAAACGAGACGGCTACTGCCCAACAGCTCAAGGCTAATTGGGGCGGGGCGCGTGTCAACATGCTTGCGCGGCGTTTGCAGTGGGCCTTTGCTGAAATTTGCCGCATGGGCGCTGAAATCATGTGCGAATACTTTCAGCGTTCGACGTGGGAAGCCATGACAAGTAAGAGCTTCCCGACGAATGCGGACAAGCAACAGGCACAGATGCAGATGCAGCAAGGGCAACAGCTCATCCAGCAAGCGCAACAGATGGGACAGGAGCCGCCACAGGATTTACAGCCCATCATGCAGCAGGCAGAGGCCACGCTCGCCGCACCATCGTGGGAAGACATTGAGGCCGTGATCAAGTCTGACAAGTTGCGCTCCTACCGGGTGGACATTGAAACGGACTCTACCATTGCTGCGAATCAACAGGCTGAAATGCAGGAACTTTCGGAAAGCGTCACTGCGCTTGGTAACCTCATCAAGTCGCTTGGTGAAGGTGTTGCTGGCGGTATCTTGACAGGCAACGGTGCAAAACGTCTTGTTGAAGTCGTGGTGCGCAAACTGCCATTGCAGAACAAGATGCTCCCGATTATCGAAGAAGAAACGGAAGATCCGGCGCAGAAACAGATCAGCCAGATGCAGCAACAGATGCAGGAAATGAAGGCACAGCTTGACTCCAAACAGCAGGAGATGCAGTTGCGCCAGCAAGAACTCCAGATGGAAGGCCAACGTGCACAGGCTGAATCTCAGGTTGACATGGCAGAAGTACAGCTCAAGGCTGAAGAGCTTCGCCAGCGTCCGCAGATTGAGATGATCAAGGCACAACAGCAACAGATGAATAGGGGCGAAGAATGGTAAAGCACTACAGATACGATACCCAGCTCGGCAAATGTGTCGAGTTCTTCGAAGAGGAAAAGGAGTTCGTTTCCCCACACGTTATCCATGACATGGAACCGTATCAGTCGCCCATTGACGGACGCGTTATTTCAGGCCGGGCGGCGCGAAGGGAAGACCTGAAACGCTCTGGTTGCGTTCCTTGGGAAAAGCCAGTAATGTAGCGCAAGAACAAAACAAAACGAGGTAATTCATGGAAGAAAACACGGCACCTGTGGAAGAACCGCAGGCCAGCACGGTTGACGAAGGGGCAGAGGACGCGGCTACTGTAGCTGAGTTTGAAGACTTTATGAACGACGGCGAAGAGGCACCAGCAGAACCGGAACCCAAACCGGAATCTGCGCCTGAACCTGAATCAAAGCCTGAACCAAAGCCTGAAGAACAGCCTGTCGAGGCTCCCCAGTGGTGGAGCAAGGAAGAGAAAGAGGCTTTTTCCAAGGCCTCTCCCGAAGTGCAGAAGGCTTTTTGGCGTCGGGCTGATCAGATAGAACAGCTTGCGAAGGCTGCTTCTGACCAGAAGTCTTTTGTGTCTGCGATGGATCCTATCGCTCAGGCCATTGGGAAGCATGGCGACTACCTGAAACAGGCCCGCATTGACGGTCAGCCTCTTGCCGGTAATCCACATCTTGTGGCGGCTGAAATTGACAGCCTTTTCCAGCTCAAGCAGTCGGCGTACAGCGACCCGAAGGGCTTCATTTCCGGCATTGCCCAGTTCTACGCACAGCAGGGAGTTGACTTCTCTCAGTTGGTGCAGAAGGCCTTGTCTGGGGCCGAAAAGGGTTGGGTTGATCCTGATATTGCCAGCTTGAAAGCCCAGCTTGAAGAAATGAAGGCTGCTGAATCGCGTAGAGAACAGCAAGCCCATGCGTACCAGCAACGGGCACAGCTTGAAAGCGTGGCTCATGGCGTGGTGTCTCTTGCCGATGAAAAGGGGGCTGACGGTCAGTCCGTATATCCTCACTTGCACGGTGAACAGGCTACGGCTATCGGCACACAGATCGGGACGTTGCTTCGCCAACACATGAACGCTGGCGGGCAGATTACGAAAAACATCTTTGAACAGGCATACCGAACCGCCGTCTACTCCAATGACGCTACTCGTCAGGTGGAGATTGACAAGGCTGCGGAAGAACGACTTGCCAAGTTCAAAACGAATTCCCAGCGGGCAAAGTCCGCACGGGGGGTAGTTCCGACTTCGTCCGCATCAATGGGTGGGACCGAAGAACAGGACTTGGATGCGGCTTTGAATGCAGTATGGGACAATTTTAACCGAGGTTAGCTTATATGGCTTCTCCGAACAGCGTATTGACCGAACTGGTCACGGTTGCACTTCGCAATCGTCAGAAGAAGATTTTTGACAACGTGGGCCAGCACAACGCACTCTGGAAGCGTGTACAGACCAAAAATGGTATCCGTACACTTGAGGGCGGGCGCACTATCGTGCAGTCCCTCGACTATGACGAAAACCAGACTTTTCAGAGGTATAGCGGATATGATGTGCTCAACATCAGCCCCTCTGAAGTCTTCAGTTCTGCCGAATTCAACTGGATGCAGGCGGCCCTTCACATCACCATTTCCGGGCGTGAACAGCGCATGGTTTCCGGCAAAGAAGCCATGTTCAATCTCGTCAAGGAACGTGTGCTGAACGCCGAAAAGACCTTCGCCAACGCGATGAACCGCGATATGTACAGCGCGGGCACTCTCCCCAACCAGATCGGCGGCCTCCAGCTTTTGGTTGCCGATACCCCGACCAATTCCGTGGGCGGCATTGATGGCAATGTGTGGCAGTTCTGGCGCAACAAGGTGTTGAAGCTCAGCTCGCCCGGTTCTGAATGGAACCTTTCCGGCGCCCAGACGGTCAGTAAGGACAACATCCGATCGCTCATGAGCAAAATGTATATCGCGCTTACCCGTGGTACGGACATGCCGGACTTCATCCTGTGCTCGCCCAACTGGTATGAAATGTACATGGAATCTCTTGCATGGCAGCAGCGTTACAGCGACGTGCAGTCCGCCAATGCCGGTTTCGCTACGCTCAAGTATCAGTCCGCTGACGTCTTCTTTGACCAGACGCGCTCTGAAATCGACAGCTCTATCAGCATCATGCCCGACAACCACATGTACTTCCTCAACACGGATTACATCAAGTTGTGCGTGCATCGGGACGCGAATATCACGAGTCTTGAAGACAAGACCAGCGTCAATCAGGACGCGACTGTTCGCCCGGTGATTTGGATGGGCAACATGACCATTTCCAACCGCGCCCGACAGGGCGTCATGATCGCGTAAAGGGGGCCGTAATGGGTTACTTCAAGAAGTTCTACACTCAGGAAGGCGTGATGGGGCTGAAAAGCCCTGAAACCGTCGATACTACTCCCACGTTCAGCGTTGGCTCCCACATCATCTTTACCAACGGCGCGAATGCAGTTGAATGCGTATATGTGCAGGCTGGGGCCGCTGGTATCTCCGCTGGCACTCCCTGCATCATGAAGCAGGGTGTTGTCTCCCCAGCTCCCAGCACCGCGAATCAGGGCCTTGCGATTGGTATTGCGGCCGCTGACATTCCCAACGGTTCCTACGGCTGGGTTGTCGTCTACGGCGTTGTGCCTGTCCTGTTCAATGCCACCGTTGCGGCTGGCGCACAGCCCTACATTGCTGCTGCTGGCCTGCTCAACACCTCCGCTGTTACCGGGAAGATGGTCACGAACCTGACCACCACCGAAGCGGTTACGATTGCTTCCGGCAGTGCCCTTGTGAAGTGTTCCGCACAGCACCCTGCAACCACTGCGGCCTCCGCGTAAAGGATTGGATGAATGAGCTATATCAAGTTCAAACACGCCAGTATCGTTGACGCCGAAGCTACGGCTGAATCCGGGCGCACCGTCTACAAAGAAGGCTATGAAGCCACGATTCTCATTGACGACAAGAACAACTTCAAGCTCGAATGGGGCGAAGACGACGAAATCCCCGGCGAAATCAAGCTGTACTGGTTGCAGGACTTTGAAGCGTGGAAAGTTGGCCTTGAGCATATTGACGGAACGCCTATTGCCCTTCTTCCCGGCCTGACGCCGGCACAGGTTGACAACCTGAAGTCCGCCAAAATCCGCACCGTCGAAGAACTGGCACAGGCTACCTCTGTTCAGATTGAGCGCATCGGCATGGGCGCCCAGAAAATGAAGTCGCTGGCTGAAAACTTCCTCGGTGCTTCCGGTGGCAAGATCGCCATGAAGATGACCACGATGGAGCAGGAAAACGTAGCTCTTCGTGAACAGATCGAAGAGATGCGTATGGACATGGAAGCGATGAAAGCCAAGGCCGCCATCGAAGCCAAAGCCGAAAAGGAAAAGAAGTAACTGCCATGAGCATGATCACTATCCTGCAGGACGCTACGGATGCACTCCTGAATACGGTACGGCCTACAACCGTTGAATACACGGATGATGATACGATTCGTCAGATGGTGATCATGCTCAACTTTGAAGGGAATGAGCTGGTCAGCTACTATCCTTGGCAAGCCCTGACAAAAAAGGTCGATCAGACGGCTGTACCTGACGAAGATCAGGGGAGTCTTGACACGCTTGCTCCGGGGTTTCGGAACATCATCAATGACACGGTATGGCTTGGCTCAATGCCGTTCAAACCCCTTGGGCCGTTGACTCCACAACAGCGTACAGGGCTTGAGGCTTTCAACATCAACAACCCCGTGTGGTCGTATTGGATTGAGGGGAATCACCTCTTTATCCGTAGACCCCCTGCATCCTCTCAGCGCCTCCTTTTCAGGTATCAAACATCACATTGGGTAAACAAGGTTGACGGCGGAACAAGCAATAGAATGGTTGCGGACGGAGATACGTCTGCGCTCCCGGAAGACGTTCTGACCCTTGCCGTGATATGGCGTTGGCTACAGCGAAACGGTATGCCGTATGCTCAGGAATACATGAACTATCGGATCTTGCTCAACCGCTACATCGGAAATGACGGTATGCGTGATACTGTGAACGCCTGTGGCGGAATCAGGGACTACAGCCCCATGCAAAGCGTGGTTGGTGGAGTGTTCAAAATATGACGATGTACACCAATATGTGGGGTGTTGATGACGGCGTAGTCAAGCCTCACATCATTCAGAACAAAGACTCGGTTGTTTTCCCCGTTCGGGGCAACCTGCGGTTCTCCGGCGACGCTGTTGTGACCGACGATCCGAACACGGACGCCACAGTTGTGACTGTTCCGGCGGGACGACAAGGAGAACAAGGGCCACAAGGCGCAACCGGGCCTATGCCGACTCTTGAAGCGGAAGCACAAGAGCTTGTCGAAACAGCGCCTCCCACGGCAACCGTGGTTCAGACTCCAGACGGGTACAAGATCGTCTTTGGTATTCCCCAAGGCGCAACCGGGCCACAGGGTGCAACCGGAGAACGCGGTTCAGATGGTTTTGGCTCTGTAACTGTTGGCAAAACGACAACAGTTGCCGCTTTCCAGCCAGCAAGCGTCGTGAACGTGGGTACACCGGAAGTTGCTATTCTGGAGTTCTCCATTCCGCAAGGGCCACAGGGGGTAGAAGGGCCAGCGGGAACCGTGTTCACCCCAAGCATTACTCCAGATGGGACTATTTCATGGACAAACAACGCGGGACTGCCTAACCCCGCGCCTGTTTTTCTAGACCTATCTGCGCGTTGGGCGGTTAGACCTATCCTGAACATTGACCCGTCACAAGGCGTTGTTGACCCGCGCCTTGTCTGTACTCGTGCTGGATCTACATGGGTAACTGGGCCTGACGGTAAAATTACTGAGGTTCCAGCAAACGTGGTTCCGATTGACTGGAGTACCGGAGTTGGACGGATCGCGTGTTTTGGGCAACGGACGCGGCTGAATCCGAATTACAAGACAAAGGGGTCGTACGTATCAGCGCCTTCGTCACGCGGCGTATCAATTACCAATGTCTCGGATGCCTTATCTCCAACGGGCAGTGCTATACGCCTACTCTACACTGCTGCAAACAATACCGAAGGCAGCCCAAATCCGTATTTTTCAGTTCGATTTAGTGCTTTCGTACCGCAAGTTGGAGTAGATGCGGATACAGCATATACAGTATCTGTATGTGTACGCGCATCGCGACAGATCGAATCATCCATAGATTTAAAAAAAGACCATAATATACCCGCAAAT